CCAAAGAATTCGGCAAGTCCGATGGCTTGAAAGACCTCGCCAAGTGGTATGAAAGGTTCGGCTTTGTGAAGATCCAAAACAATCCGGTGCTGATGGCTCGTGCGCCCGAGTTCAAGGCGACTATCACCGCCACTGGCTACGCCGCGGCTGTTTCGATTGGGGCGCCGCGTGGCTGATGACAAAAAGCCGGAAGGTGGCTCGATAGTCGAGCAGGCGAAGAAGCGGTATGACCGCGCCGCCGACTTCTACGCGCCGAACCGCATGCTTGCGCTGGAGGATACCCGCTTTGCCATGGGTGATAGCGATAACGGTTGGCAATGGCCGGCAGAGATTTACCGTGATCGGAGCAATGTCAACAAGAAACCGTGCCTGACGATTAACACCACGGCCCAGCACTGCAACCAGATCATCAACAACATTCGGCAGAACCGGCCGGCGGCACGAGTCTTGCCCGTGGACAACGGAGCCGATAAGAAAACGGCTGAAATCCTGGCCGGCATGATACGGTCTACGCAGTCTGTATCAACGGCTGACACGGCCCATGACCTGGCTGCGGAGCATGCGATTTACGGGGGTGAGGGTTACTGGCGGGTTGTCACTGAGTACGAGTCGTTCGATAGTTTCAACCAGATCATCCTGATCAAGCCCATTCCAAACCCCCGGTTGGTGTTCATTGATCCTGACGCGGTAGAGCCCGACAGGTCGGATGCGAAGTGGGGCTTCATTTTCGAGGACATTCCCCGCTCCAAGTGCGAGGAGGATTATCCCGATCTTGACTGCACGTCATGGGGGAATACAGACCCCCGAGGCTGGGTGCAAAAGGACATGATCCGCCGCGCCGAGTACTTCTGGTGCGAGTACATCGATGACGTTCTGTATCAACTGGAAGACGGGACGCCACTGCTGCAAAGCGATTTCCCAGAGGGTGCTAAGGTATACGGCGATACCTTGAACGTAGCCGGGACCATGATTCCCATTGCGAACAAGCGCGCCACGAAGCGCAAGCAATGGAAGTGGTGCAAGTTGGTGGGTGGTGCTGAAAAACCTATCGAGGAGCGCGAGTGGCCCGGCTCCTACCTGCCAATTATTACGGTTGTGGGCAAGGAATTGAACGTTGATGGTCAGATCGTGCGCAAAGGCATTGTCCGGGACCTGAAAGACAGCGCCCGCATGGTCAATTACAGCTATTCGGCTGCGGTTGAAACCCTGGCACTGCAAAACAAGGTGCCGTATCTGGCATCGGCTGAGGCAATCGAGGGTTTTGAGTCAATCTGGGGTGCGGCGAACCTGGAAAACCGCGCCTACTTACCCTGGAATGAGTGGAGCGAGGACGGCAAGCAGATTTCAATGCCAAAAAGGCAGGAATCGGCTGTAATGCCAACCGCTCAAGTGCAGATGTTGCAGCTGAGCACCGAGCAAATGCGCGCTGCATCGGGCCAGCAGAACGCCAATTTTGGCATCAAGAGCGAGGCTCAGTCCGGTATCGGCATTCAGCGTCTCAAGGTGCAGGGCGAGACGGCTACTTTCCACTTCCCGGACAACCTGGTCCGTGCTTTGAAGTACGAAGCCAAGGTTTTGATCGACTTGTATCCCAAGGTTCTCGATACCAAGCAGGTTGTACGCATGCTGGGGCTGGATGGCGTGGACAAGAAGGCCATGCTTGACCCTGATTTGACCGCTGCTTATGTCGAATCGACCGAAAAGGACCTGGAGGGTATTTTCAATCCGAACGTCGGCAAATACGACGTGACGATTGATACCGGCCCGAGTTTCCAGACCCAGCGGCAAGAGGCCTCGGTTGCGATGACTGAGATTGCCTCGAAAGACCCCGGCTTCATGCAGATCGCGGGTGATTTGTACTGGCGCAACATGGACGTTCCCGGTTCTGATGAGCTGGCGAAGCGTTACGAGAAGATCCTTCCGCCTCAACTCCAGGAGGAAACGGGTGATCAGGTCGCTATGCTTGGCCAGAAGCTGCAAGCAGCGGAACAAGGCTTGCAGCAGGCCAAAGAGCTTGTCGGAAAGATGAATGAGCACATCCAGGAGTTGGAGAAGAAGGCCAACACCGAACACACCAAGCTCTTGACGGCCGGCATGCAGCAGGAAACCGCGCAAGAGAAGCAAGAGGATGAGCACAACATCAAGGTCTATCAGGCCGAGACGGACCGTCTCAAGGCCCTGCAGCCGATGATTTCCCCAGAGGCCTTGCAGCCCCTGATTCGCCAAACGATTCTTGAAATCCTGAGCGCCCCACCACTCCCCGAGGAAGTGGAAGCACTCAGAAGCCCAGTGGCCGAACCCGAGCCACTTGAGGCCGCCCCCACGTCAGAAATGACCGCTACCGACGCGCAGTCGGGTCTGGCCTAACCCGCCATCCTTACCGAAGGAAACCAAATGTCAGATCCAGCATCGACAGGGCAAGCCGCGCCCGCTGTAGCCAGCGAAACGGCAAACCCGGCAGCTGCGACGGACCCGCAAGGGAATACCGCAGTAACTCCTCCTGACGGTACGGCGCCGCCCGAGGAAAGTAAAGAGCCGGTCGCACCCAAGACCTATTCCGAGGAAGAGGTACAGGAGCGCATAGAAAGAGCTACGGCGAAAGCCGCGGCCAAGGCAGAGCGTAGGGCATTCCGCGAGGCATCGCAGATCATGCAGCGCCAACAGCAGCCAGTGCAACAGCAAGTTGACGACAAGCCAAGGCGCGATCAGTTCGCGACTGAAGAGGCCTATATCGACAGCCTGACGGACTGGAAGCTGGATCAGCGGGACAAGTCGGCCAATCAGCAGCGGCAAGCAGCGCAGGCAACTGCGACGAATACCAAAACTGAGAACCTTTATCGGGAGGCCGAAAAGATACCGGGATTTGACCGTGATGTGTTTGAGGAGTTGCCGCTAACCCCGGCGATTGCTCACGCCCTGATCGAGTCAGATGCCCCGGCAAAGCTGATGGCATACATGACCTCCAACCCAGAGGAAGTGGATCGCATCAGCGCCCTGAGCCCTGCAAGGCAAGCGGCAGAGATTGGCAAGCTGGAGGCAAAGATCGCCTCCTCCCCGTCAGTCAAGCCATCGAAAACGCCAGCCCCCATCAATCCTGTTGGGGGCGGTAATGGAGCAACTGGCACGACTGTTCAAAACGCGAAGTCCATGGATGAGTTCATGGCTGTGCTTAAAAAGAACGGTTCCCGCTGGGTGCGCTGAAATAATTGGAGTGCGGTATCGCTGAGAAGCGCCCCGCCGAGTTTTCTAACGCTGAGAAGCGCTGAAAGGTCCTGAAATGACAAATACCCTTGTCACCAGTTCCATTGTTGCCAAGACTGCCTTGGCAATTCTGGAGAACATGCTTTCGTTTACCAAGAACGTTAATCGCGATTGGGAAGACGAATTCACCGGCAACATGCAACGCGGCTACGCGCCCGGTGCAACCATCAACATCAAGAAGCCCCCGCGCTACACGTACCGCGCCGGCCGTGTCGCTGTGCCTCAAGCCACTGTCGAAACGACCGTACCGCTCACGCTGTCGCAAGGTGGTTGCGACTTGAACTTCAACAGTTTTGAGCGCACCCTGTCGCTGACCAAGCTGGAGGACAAGATTGCAGCGGCCATCGCGCCTGTTTGCAACGAAATCGACCGCCAAGGCCTGCAACTGGCGCATTTCAGCACGTTCAACACGCTGAATCCGACCGGCGCTCTCCCGACCACTCAATTGGGCGCGATCCAAGTCCTGACCGACATCAATCGTCGTCTGGATGAAATGGCGGCGCCTGTGAAAGACGGTCGCCGGGCGATGATCATGAACCCAGCGCTGAACGGCGCCATGGTGCCTGGCTTCGCTGGCCTGTTCAACATGGCCGAGAAAATCAACGGCCAATACCGCACCGGTTACATGCAGGATGCTTTCGGCATCCATCCCGGTATGGATCAAAACGTTGACGTGCACACAAATGGTGCGGCCACCGCAACCAACATCAACGGCGCCAACCAAACTGGTTCGGCCATCACCGTTGTCGCGGTTGCCGGTGGCACGCTGACTCGCGGCACTGTCATAACGCTGCCTGGCGTGTTCGCAGTCAATCCGCAGTCGCGTCAATCAACTGGTGTCCTCGCGGACTTCGTCGTGACCGCTGATGCTGCTGCTGGTGCTACGACCATCAATGTCAGCCCGGCGCTGGTGACTTCTGGTGCATTCCAGAACGTCAGCGCATCGCCAACGACTGGACAGCCCTATGTCATCAAGGGGGCCGCTTCAACGAGCTATTCCACCAATGTCGGCTTCCACAAAGACGCCTTCACCTTGGCAATGGTTCCGATGTGGGCGCCTCCCAATGGCAAGGGCGTCGTTGACGTGCACCAGGAAACCCACGAGGGCTACACCCTCAAGGTCACAGAGGCATATGACGTGATCAATGACAACTCGATCATGCGGATCGATGTGCTGTTCGGATGGGCGGCGACGTACCCCGAGCTGTCGGCCAAGTACTACACCGTCTAAGGAGCAAATCATGGCAATTCTTCTCTCCAAGACCTACAACGGCTGCGCAGCTGGCTCCGTCCAGGAGTTCACGGCGGAACTGGAAGCGGCTCTCATTGCGCAGGGCTTCGGCACTGCGTCTGTTGTCACTTCCATCACTGCCGGGGCTCAGAATTCCACCCTGTATTCCGGTACGGCCTCGGTCGCCATCGGCGCTGCATCGGTGGTTATCACCAACCCGCTCATCGTTGCCAATACCAAGGTCTTTGCGGTCGTGTCCCAGGCCGCGGCCGATGCAACGGCGTTGCGTGTTGAGCGCATCGTCCCTGCCGCCGGCTCTGTGACGATCTATGTTACTGCGGCTGCAACGGCCGCAACGCTGATCGATTGGGCCATTCTGCCAACTGTTGGATCGACCCCAACGCAGTAAAGAACTGCCCCGGCCTAATCCGCCGGGGCTTTTCAAATGACTACAGCACGCGACCTTATTAAGCGCTCGCTTCGGCAGCTTGGCGTCTACACAATTGGTGAAGACCCTAGCGATGATGAGGCGCAGGACGGCCTTGAAGCCCTTAATGCGATGCTTGATTCGTGGGCGACTGAAAACCTGTTCGTCTACGCCAAAACACTGGATATTGTCCCGTTGATTGCCGGACAGCAGACATTCACCATTGGTCCAACGGGGACGGTTGTTTCCACTCGGCCGGTCACGATCGATGCGTCCTCCTACATCCTTTACCAGAACGTCAGCTATCAACTGCTGAAATGGACGGACGAAGACTACCAGGAAATCAGCGTCAAAACGCAAAACGCCGGGATTCCCTGTGGGTTCTGGCCGCTCATGAATATGCCAAATGTGACGGTGACTTTATGGCCTATTCCATCAGCCACGATGAGTATGTATCTGTGGTCAGACAAGCCGATCACATCGTTTCCCGACCTGACGACCAATGTTGTCC